CGTGCTCGTCGGTCTTTTCGTCGTAGTAGCAGTACCCGCTCATTGTCTATTATTAAGCGTGCCCGTCCTATTCGCATGACCGTTGGTCGTATTGCCCCTTTCCCTGATCGTCTGCGCACTACTATGCGTTATTCCACCGGCCTTACTCTCGTTAACAGTGGAACCAATGTTTATTTTTGTTTGCGTGGTAATGGCATGTTTGACCCTGACACTGCGATTGGTGGCCATCAGCCTCCGTACTATGACAACCTTATGGCCATTTATGGTGCTTATGTTGTTTGGAGATCTCGATTGAAGATTCGTCTCACTTCGAACGGTGTTTCTGCTTTGTCTACGAATGGTCGTGTCATCGTCATTGCGCAGCCAGGTAGTGCGTCTCTTTCTTCTGTTGGGTATAATCTTGAGGAGCAGCCAGGGGCGCAGCTGTCTATGTTCAACTCCATCTATCAGGGTACTCATGTTCGCAATTATTCATGTGATTCGAAGACTGTTCTCCGGGATTTTTCCATGACCAATCTTGATTGTTATGGTACTCTCGGCGTGGATCCCATCAACCCGTGGTATTGGGGTATTTACATCGAGAGTGTCGATGATTCTTCTGCCCTTTCTTTCGTTTTCGAGGCGTTCATTGAGTGGGATTGTGAGTTCTTCGAGAAGAACTATGTTCCTATTAACTAAAGATTTTCTACTTCTGCAAAAATTAAAAATCACCCATCCAGCCTATAGCTTAACTAAGCCCCCCGGTGACGGGGGGTTGGGGGGCAAAGGACAGGTGGTTCCATTTTATTTAATCCAAAGATTTCCATCGTCGCCATACTGCTCCAGGTCGTCGTATGCCTGGTTTAGGATTACGGCTCCTTGACGTTTCAGAAGTGGCTGTATAGTATTACCAGCCACTTCTGTAGCCACTGTAGCCAGGTGTTCTACCTTGTCGATGCGCCGTAGGACTTGGGCTAGGGCGTTCCCTCCCCAATATGTAGAGGGTTCGAACTCGCACGTGATGTAGATATGTGGGGAGTTGATCTTCACGTAACCTCCCTTGGTCTGGCCTTGATATGGGTTCCAGTCCAGGAGTCTCAACAGGTCGCGGAATGGCCATCGTCCGTCGAAGTCGTCAATGATGATGGCATCCTGTTGTTCGTACCCGTCCCACCACTGCGTTCCGTCCTTGATGTAGAAGCTCTCAGGGTGCTTGTCAATGGCTCCCTTGGTCTTCCCGGTTCCCGTTGTGCCCCAGCGCCACTCGACGTATGGTTTGCTGACTCGGTCCACTTGGGTTGCGAACTTGTATGCGTGAAAGCCCTTCGCATGCTTCACAAAGGCCGAAGGGTGGTTCCGAGCGATCTCGTTCAGCGGCACCTTTTCGTCCAACAGCTCGCATACGTCGTGAATATCGGAACGCTTGCCTTGCTGTTTCGGAGTTCCCTGCTCCGTAACGTGCCCATCCTTCTTGCAGTAGTCGATCGCTTGCTTCTGACTACCTCCTCTTGGTTCAAGATGAAGCTGAGGGTAGAGGTTCTTGAGTGTAGTGAACCTCATCGGGATGTCATATTCGGAGTATCCTTGGTGGTGCGGCTTGAGGTCCTCAGTGAGTTCGTCCCCCCATACCACATAGGAAAGGTTGGGGTCTCCCATACGTGGATGGGCGTAGACTCCATCCATAGGAAATGCGGTCCAGCACCAGTTGCGGGAAGCAAATTTGCGTCCATTTGACATTGATATCTTGTGGAGATGATTTTTTTTGTGAATGAAAAACGGGCCCGCAAGTCCGATATATAGTCACGGTGCGACCGTGAACTTAACTTGAATTCACTGGCATCGACTTTTGACTTTTTTTCGAGATTTTTCATTTTCTAAATCTTCTTGTTGCACATATGGCACGTCGGCGTCGTGCTTTTCGTCCGCGTCGTCGTATGCGGCGCAATCGTCGGGGTCGAGGTTCCCGTGCTCGTCGGTCTTTTCGTCGTAGTAGCAGTACCCGCTCATTGTCTATTATTAAGCGTGCCCGTCCTATTCGCATGACCGTTGGTCGTATTGCCCCTTTCCCTGATCGTCTGCGCACTA